TTCATTACACTTTTCAATTATTTCTTTAATAAAATTTTCCTTACCATACTTATCAATAGCTTTTTTTAACAATACTCCTGAGCCTAAATATGTAGGATTATTTTTGGTATCTTTACCTATGTATATTTTACCGTTTATTAAATTTATTGTTTTATAAATGATCATATTAATAATAAATTATATTGAACGTATTATTGTTTTAATATTCCAATTGGCTGTTGAAGTTGATCCTGATAATACTAAATTAGAACCTGATATAAAGGCTAAAAATGCTAACCCAGAAGTATCTCCAAAATCGGTTGTTGTTGTTTCTGTAAAATTAACTGAGGTGCCTGACCATAAAGCCATAATGTTTCCTGCTCTTGCATTTGAACCAGATTTGGCTACATAATCAAAGAATGCTCCATCGTACGAGGAAGTTGTTAAACTATATATAACATTATTTCCTGCTATTGAAGTTACCCTTTTAGTGGTATATAAAGTAGGTGCCTGATAGTCTCCTAACAGTATTGTATTGTCTGAAAACACCTCCAAGATCGGCAGCCCACTAATGTCGTTAATTGAAAATAATGATCCTGATAAACTATCTGTTATGGCAAATAATTGACCTGCAGACCCTTGTACAGTAAATATTGGTTGATCTGAACCTGAACCTTGTATTGTTAATACATTTGTTGTTGAGCTTGATACAAATAAAGATCCTGATATTACAGCTGATCCTGAGAATGGAAATGCTGCTCCTCCTCCTCCATTCAAAGCAAATGAAGCTGTTAGTGCGTATGAGGCTGATCCTTGTAATGAACCAGTAAATGAAGTAGCTGTAACGCTATTTGTTACTGTAAGCGAGCTTAATGCTGCGCTGCTACCAGACGTAATAATTTTCTTCCAAGATGGCATATAACAAAATTAAATGTCGCGGTTGGTTACACACACTATGCCGTGCATGCGCCCACTTCCTTATTCAGGCCAACGACCGATTCAATAATAAATATCTTATAATTAAATTTTTCTACCTAATTTCTTTTCAGACTCATGTTGAATAATTGCAGATAATCCTTCACTCTTTTGTTTCGACTGCGTTTCCTGAGACTTTTTAATTTCAGATAGCTCATGATCTAGCTTTTCTTGAAGCGATGCTACAAATTTACAATCTTTACCAGCAACTGTAATTACATCTAAAGATTGTCGTAACAGTTGTATTTCCATAGGAAATAAATCAATTGAATACATAACTTATTTATTTTTGCAATTTCGTATACTGAGTCTGAAGCTTAATTGCCATATCATAAAACAATTCAACTTGATCGCCTCTGATCATAGCAGTCTTTAATAACCGAAGAAGAAATTCTAATTCTTCAACAGTTAAGTCATCATTAGATGTTACAGAAGTCGGTTGCGTTTTTCTATTAAAAAATGCCATAACTAATTAAATTATATTATGAGTAAATGTAAATTTCTCCAGAATCGATAACAATGTTACCGTTATCATTATATCCTGCACTAGTAGCATTTGAAGTAGTTCCTTCATATACTAAAGCAACTGATGCAGCTTGCGTTACTGAAGTAGCTGTGCTAGATACTGCAGACGCTACACCCCAACGACCTTTAGTTTCATCATAGAAGAACGCTTCGCCTTGATCAGGAGTCGATCCTTCAATAATAATACCACCTTCACCTGCAGGTGCTACTGAACCTGATCCATGATTTAAAATTACAAATCTATCTTCAATTAATACATTAGTTGTATTAACTGTCGTTGTCGCTCCATTAACGGTTAAATCTCCTGATACAGTTACATTTCCAGAAAATGTTGGATTACCTGAAATGGTAGTAGCTAAACTTAATTGACCAGATGCTGCTGTTAAGTTAGTTCCAGCAATACCTGATACTAAATCTGCAACTGATTCTTTCTTGGTAGAGTTATCAGTAGCATCGATAATTGCAATACTGTCATTAGCTACGTCAACAGCGGCGGCTGCTAAATCGTTTAAATTAGCTGCTACCGTTACAGCTGCTGTTTCTGTACCACTATTATTAACAGTTAAACCGCCATTGGTTGCATTTGCAATAGTAGCAACGTAATTACCAGTAGTGTCAGTACCTAAAGCAACTGAATTGGCTTGAATTGAAGCTACGCCTCCAGCGGTAATAGCAATATCTCCTGATACGGTAGTGAATATAGAACCTGAAATTGCAGGAATTAAAGACGTTGTATTAACGGCTACGTCATCAGCATTAACGGTAATGTGCGTACCAGCACCTACTGCTAATGTCGGTGTCGATCCTTCTCCTGTCGCTCCACCCGTTAAACCATTACCTGATGTAATGCTAGCAACATAATCTCCTGTCGTATCAGTACCTAAAGCAACTGAATTGGCTTGAATCGATGCAACCCCACCTGCAGTAATGGCAATGTCACCAGATACAGTGGTAAAAATAGATCCAGATAAAGCTGGTAACAATGTCGTTGTATTAACAGCTACATCGTCAGCATTAACGGTAATATGAGTTCCTGCTCCGACTGCTAATGCAGACCCTGCACCTCCTGTTAAACCAGATCCAGCTGCAGCAGCAGCAATTCTAACGGTACCTGAACTAGCTTCTAACCCTGTACCAGCTAATGGCGTTGCTAATTGAGATACATTAATTCTACCTTCGGTACCTGCATCTGATAATGCTAATTTATCGGTACCTGCTACTGTTACGCCAGTTAAGTCAGATCCAAAGTTATCAATATCTAACGACGTAGCAGCTACGCCAGTTAAGTTAGATCCATCTCCATAAAATGCAGATGCGGTAATATTGCCTGAAGCTGTTAATGAAGCTAACTCTGCTGACGAGCCGGATACTATTACCTTTTTCCAAGTTGCCATATTCGTTATGTTTTATTTTATTATAAATATAAAAATTGTAAATTTATGTTAAGCTGACGTAAAAAGATTCTGTAGTAAAATACATTTGTCCAAAGCCTGTCTGACCAGTAGGTATAGAATCGTGTACATACATTTGCACAATACCTGACGAAGATACTTTAAATAGTTCTTGACCATTACTGTATCTAGATATTACAAATGGACTTGAATCGTCACTATGCACCGTTAACGATCCTGTAACTGAAACTAAATAACTTTGCGATGTATATAATGTAGTGTCGGATAATAACCATTGTGATGATAAATTACCTATTATTGCAGAAGCTGGTATGTTTGTTAATCCAGCGCCTGATCCTGAAAATTCAGTAGCAATTAATACGTCATTAACTGTTAAAGATCCTGATATAGTTTGTACTCCTACTGGTTCAGAACTTAATACTCCAAATAATTGCTCAAACCTAGGCCTACCCATTACGCTAAATTATCTTTGTTAATAAATTTTCCAATACCGACAACTTCATCGGATACTGCTAAATTATAACCTAAATTTGTAGGATTGATTACCAACGTGCTTACATTGGAACTTTGAGTAAATGATACAATTGCAGTCTTTTCAACAAAAATTCCATTAACAAAAAATGTAAAATTGTCTACACTAGTATTTGGTAAAGTTCCAGGGGCAGTTAACCATCCAGAATTAAATGTAACTGTTGTCGTGCTAATTACTGTACCTGTTAATTGATGATTAGTACTTAAATAAGTAACAGTTTGACCAGATATAGTAGTCGATCCTGGACCAGGTGATACTGAAGGTGAACTCGTTTGAGTTTGTGGCGGAGTCCCTACTAACGATTGTCCAGTATCTATTACAGAGTCTACTTCCAATCCGAATTGCACTCGATTAACAGGATTAAGTTTATATATTGCCGGAGCGTTTGGTCCTTTCGGGTTTAGTATATGAGCTTTTGTTCGCATAGACATATTTGCTCGAACAATTCTATCATCACCTGGCGTGTTAACAGATTCAAAAGTCGGAGGATCGATATGCGTTATAAATTTATATGAATCACCAAAAGCTTTACCGTCCCACCACATTAACTGTTCAACAATTTCATTTAATTGTTGAGTATTGTTTGTCCAAATCAACAGTTCATATTCAATTTGTACAAATTTCGGAATGTCAACTGAATAAAATTCTCTTACTGGACTTTGGCCTGACAGCGAAAATCGATCGTACTTGTTCTTTTTAGTGTAACGACGTTCAAATGTCATACGAGAATCAGGTGTTTCTAGAACTTTTAAATCTTGAATATCTTCTCGCTTTGATATGGAATTTCTTCGTATTACAATCAGTGGCGTAAGCAACTTACCTTGATTGTCTCGTAAATATCCATTTTTTCGTATCATAGTCCATTTTTCGCCAGATGCGAATATTATTGGAACTGTTAATACTGCTTGATTTTCTAAAATCGTTGGATTAATTTTAGATTCTAAATGCCACTTTACTGCATAATCAACGTCATACAACGCTATGTTAATTGCTCGTACTCCAGACTGAATTTTAAAATCAGACGCTCCTTCATTTGCTCTAATTTGTCGATTAGAAGTAAATGTCGATTCTGTACGTGCTGGTTTACGTGGCTTCATCTATTATAAATTTTTCGGTAGCGTAACATCTTTAATTGACACTGAATTTCCAAAACGATTTTGCACTATATTAAGTTGCGATTGACGAGTCATATGAGCTGTATAAATTATAGATACACTGTACCCATGAGAATCTCCCCCAAGCCATTCTTCAGGATTCTTTCCAGCAAAATACTGATTTTCATTTTCTCCGTCAATTTCAAAAAATCTAGACTTATATTCAATTACATCGCCAACTTCAGGTCGTACATTTTTATCGACTAAATCATCTAACAAAAATGCAAACTGAGCTGTTTGTGTCGTATCTATTCCATAATCTTCATTTTGCCAAGTTGAATCGTCAAGTGTAACTAATGAATGTACTAATACAGGAGTATCATACGATTTATTATCTGTTTCGTCATACAAATTGGTCGCAGTCGAATTCAAATTAATTTTATATACTAAAACTTCAGTATCAATCCAGCGCTGAAGCAATTCCCTGTTCAGCGTTCTAATTAATGAAGCGTCGCGAGCTGATCCGAATAATGCCATACTATCCTATATAAATTGGAAGTGGTACCTTATTTAACTGAGACTGAATATTATCTCCTTCTTCAGTCATTTTTGCTAATTGCGTTTGTCTAGAAACTGCTTCTAAATTTTCTCGCAATTGCGTAACCAATTCAGTTTGCTCTGTTTGTCCTTGAGATACTAAATCTGCACCATTTAAGGTGATTTCAGATCCAGGTATTGGAATACTACCGTACTTATTGCGTACATTACCGAGCACTTCCTTACTAAGTGCAAGTGTATACTTATAGATCCATTGTCTTCCGGCCGGATTGATATGTCGGTATTGATGCAATGTATACGGCGCGTTTGAAAAATCTCCTATTAAATTATTAGCTATATTAGCATTTAAATTGTTACGATCTTCAACGGTAGTATACTGTATAAACAATTTGAAATCATAGGTAGGTATTGGAAATATTCTAAAACGATCTCCTGTAATTTCAAAGGAATATCCTGATCTACGTACTAAATCATTGAATTCAATAGCTTGTAAACGAAGTAAATCTGCATATATAGGCATCATTAAAAATGATACTCCAGGTGAATATGAACCCCAACCGAAATTTTCCAATAACTGTTGCGAACCTAAACCTGTACCTACAAACGGGTCAAAATATCGTACAATAGCTGGAGGCTGAAAATGAAATACTTTACGAACTTCAATATCTCTTGTTGAATCAGAAGCTAATTCAAAACTGAAGTCTGGAATGTTATATACCTGCTTTCCTTCAACGATATCCATTGAAGCTGTTTTATACGTTAAATATCCACCAGATCCAGCTTCTGTTCCATAATGTTTTGATAACCCAATCAATCTTCCTAAATGAGGTTGCACTGGCTTTCCTGTTAAGCTAGACCCAGTTGGCGAACCTTGCAACTGAAACATGTTGTCTCGAATACTAAACTGATTTACCTGATTGGAATATTCTAATACAGCTTCTTCAAAACAAGCGTAAAAATGTGTTGCTTGAAGCTCTACATCATTTAATGGATATCCTAATCGAGTTGCGCACCATGACGCTACTTTATCAGCATCTGCAGAAAATGCAGTGTCTGAATCGAAAAAGAAAAATTGAGTCTGTCCTGAAGAAAAACTGCTAGACCCGGGCCATATTGGAATTTGTACTGCCATTTCGTTCCGTCTTTAATATAAATATCTTTTGTAACAAAATACGTTACTAATTTAGAACTATACGACAACTATACTTTTGGAATTCCTACTAGTACTTTTTCTTTTACTTTACCTGCTCCTGAAATGTTTCTTCTATATCTACCATTACCAGTAAATTTAAGCTCTTTACCTGACATTACTTTTCGTATAATATCTTCGTCTGTTACAACTTCCAAACCTAATTTGTTTGCTAAATCTTCATCCATTTCAGCATAAAAGCCTTTCTTCTTCATCATATCAATCATTTTAACGACAGCAGACTTTTTAGATTCTTTTTCACCATCTTGTCCCATTACAGTTAACTTTGTTCCGTAATTGGTCTTTTTACCTCCAATAGTTACATCAGCNTCTGGATCTTTATCGATNTCTGCTGCTATCCAATAATTCAAATCAGAATTNATTACATCCTGCCCTGATTGAAATTCGAANTGNCCTCCTTTATCTCTATATGCAGTTGCAATTAAATTGTAAATGTTATCAGCAAAATCAACAATGTCTTTAGTACCTAATTCTATGTATTTATTTTTACCGTATTTATCAGCAAAATCTTCTTGCAATTCGCGAACCATCGTTGCCAATTTAATTTGATGATCGGCATTTTCTTGCGATTCTTCAACTTGACCAAAGGCAGTATGATATGGGTTTGAATATACTGTATTCAAATTGAATTTTCGTTGAAACTTATTTAATTTTTCAGCAAAATAATTTTCTATAGTCATCGATCGTATTCTTTATAAACAGATAAAATTTCCGGAACTATAGGATGTCTATGATTCTCCTTTAATATAATTACCTTAACTCCTGAAACTCTAGATTCTAAAATTTTAAAAAAATCAATTCCAGATTCTTTTTTATTTTTTAAATCGATTTGTGCAGTATCACCGCAAAATATCATTTTTGAATTAAGACCTAAACGGCCTATAATCATTTCCGTTTGCAAATTAGATACATTCTGGGCTTCATCGACAATAACTGCTGAATTTACAAACGTTCTTCCACGTACAAATGCGAACGGAAGAATTTCTATATCTTGAGCTTCAATCATCTTATCAATAACATCTTTATTGTATAGCATATATAAATTTGCATAAATAGGAGCTAACCATGGATCCATTTTTTCTTTCATTGAACCTGGTAAATATCCTATGTCATCAGCAGCTGCTACTACAGGACGCGTAATAATTATTTTTTCAATTTGACGATTGAAAAATAAATCTAATGCAATTTGACACGCTAATAAAGTTTTACCAGAGCCTGCCTGACCTTTTAATAACGTAACTGTATTATCAAGTATATTTGATTTCGCTTCTTTTTGCTCTTCATTTAATTGAATAGCAAATTTAATAGGCCCTTTAGGTTTGCGCTTTGAAGCGTTAGGTGTTTTTGTATCTGATGTATTCATATAACTTGATTTATTATAAATATCAAATGACGTTAATTAAACAGTAAAAAGTGCAAGATTAATTGGTTAGTTTTAAAATATATTCAAATTTATCGTTTTGTTTAGTATTAAAGTGTGAAGTATTATTTTTTAAATAATATTCACTTTCAATATTATCAAATTCATTATATAACGCTTCTGGAACATTAACTATCATATTTTTCGTATTTTTAATTTTATTTAAAAATGTATCTTTCCATTCTTGATAGTCAGTATAAAATTTTGTATGATCTGTCGAATATATTTCTGTATTCCAGTATGGAATAGAAGTAAATGCAATGTCATAATTAATAGATTCGATATTGATATTTTCATATCGATCATTTATTAATATACTATTTTTACCTAGTATTTCATTGAGCAAAATTAACTCGTTATACGTTTCTTTATTTGGTTCAATTCCTATATACGTACCGTTTGGATATGCAGCGTAAAACCCTAACATTCTAGCTCCGAATCCAGCACAAGGATCTAACACGACAGGATTCGATTTATTTACAATAAACTCTGAATAAATGCTCATTGCTAGGTGTGGTTTGAACCAAGATACAGTATACTTATTAACTGTTATTGCTCTACGAATTTGATTCAATGAAATATTAAACGTTTCGCTATTTTTATTTAATCCAATTCGATACTCAATTAATCTTCGCATTATTACGTCATTTTTCCAAACTTCTTCTGGAGTATACGATTTTAAGTTTTTGCTGCGATAAAAAGATTTAAATATTGATTTTAATTCTCTAGATCCTATAGATGAACATCGATTATTATAAAATACATTATCTTCTAGAACAGAGTTACAGTTCGATAATTTATTATACGCTTTGATAACATTTACATTATTAACATCATCGTATGGAAATGTACTTGATATAGTTTGTATAAACTTTAAAATTAAATTGACCTTTTGCCGCAATTTATCTGAACCTTTATTAGATTTGTATTTAATTAAAAACTCCCGACTTAAGAAATTTATATAATTGTCAATATATATATCGTCCGTCAAATCAATACAATTCAAAGATATATTATCTGAAAGTATATCAGTATCGCAAATTCTTACAAGATTTTTAATATTTTTATTTTTGCGTATATCATTGATAACATTTGACATTTGATTAAAATTTAAATTCAATATAATTTTAGGATGCCAATATGAACCGTCAACTTCAACATACATATCATGATCAGGTAAATAAAAATCTACAATACCATAATCAGTTTGACATTGATCTTCAAATCGTATATTATTTTTCGTTAAGTATTCTTTAAAAAGAATCTCGATTGAAGTGTCTTTTTTATTTAACATTACTCCACGTTTAATTGCTAGTTCAGACTGTAATATTTTAGTTTCTGTAGCAACAATTTTACCAGTCATTCCATTGGCATATTTTGAATTATGCCCAGATATACATTTAAGTTTATAAGGCGGTCGAATTAAATAATTAACTTCCTGTCCACAGCCACATGGACATTCCTGAGGAATGTTGTTAAATATATATTGTTTTACATATTTAATAGTATCTAAATCATGTACAGATTGCACATGATGCATTAATCGCTTATTTGTAGAAAATACTGTATTACATATTAGACATTGAAATTCGCCTGTAGCGTTTTCTGTCGATTTCAACTGAGTGTATAATTTTCTAGGTCGATATTCTCCATGCTTTAAAACATAATCATCTACGGTCATATTATGTTTACATGTAATATGTTTAGAAATACCTATTTTAGTTGTAGCAAATCCACATTCTTTACATTGAATTTTATTAATAGTTCTCATATGGTAGGTCGAATTATTATTTTATTATAAATATCGCTCAATATTCAAAACAATATTATTCTACAAAAGAAAAGGGGCCGAAGCCCCTTTACTTTTACATTAAGTGTATAGATTAAACGTAATTCAATCCATGTACTTTGATTGTTCCATAAAACTCCGGACGAACCATTTTCTTAGCATAACGAGTCATTACCCCTTTACGTGGCGTAAAGTTGGTAGGATCGTATACTAATGGAGTCATGATCAACGGAATATATGGAGCATATACTGCACCAGTTTCAAGGAACTGAGCGCCACGATAACCTAACAAGATTACATTGTCGGTCATATATGGGTTCTTGTATACGGTAAAGCGGTTGTTAAGTAAACCTACTTTCTGTACACCCATTGCAAACTGCATCTTATCACCATTAGTGTCAGCAGCATATCCTGGGATAGACTCAAGGATAGTTGCAACGTCTGGAGAGCAAACTAAGAAGTTAGCACCACCACGCATTGTCTTTTGGTGAATTTTATTAGATACCTTTTGAATTTTAGTTCCTAAAGTTTGGAACCAAGTTCCTTGGTTGTATGCAGTACCAGTGAAAGCACCAGTGGTTGAGAATTGATCGGTAGCAGCATTGTACTCATATCCAATACGTGCAGACCATTTCTCTTCAGTTACTGCATTTTGAATCAACATATCTAAGATTTCAAGGTCAATCTCTTGAGAGATATATTCAGAAAGCATAGAAGTCAATTCAGCTTCAGCGTCGATAGAGTGATAAGCGTTCAAGTCTTGAGCGAACTCAGGAGACCAAATAGCTTTCAATTTACGAGTTTTAGCAACAATTGCTTCAGACTTCAATTCAACATTCAATTCAGGAATATTGATATCAGTGCTACCACCAGAAGTATCTTCAAAATCACCACGAGTTGAATCGGTAGGTTGAGTTTGGTAACGTACAGCTACTGAAGTTTGAGCAGCGGTTGCTGAAATTGAACCAGAAACGATAAAGGTAATTGTAGTATCGTTAATGTTCTTGGTGAATTGCGGGAAGTAAGCAGAAATACCTGAACCGGTAATTGCATAAGCGCGAACACCTTCTAAGTCTGGACGAGTTAATGAAGCTACTGAAACGGTAAGCTTTTTGAAATCGTCATTAGCAATAGAAGCAGAATAAGCAGCAATAAACTTAGAATCGTAGTTGAATTCATCTTCATCAGTGTTGCCATCTAAAGCAGCTGAAATAGCTACTTGAGTCGCTGTTGGAGAGAATGAACCAGAAGCGTTATTTGACTTAATAGAGTCGTTGATAGAATAACCAAAACGACCTGATCCATAAAGACCTTCAGAAGCGTCTCCAGAAGTAGTAGTAATACCAAATACAGAGTTATTTTGATAATCACCGTCTGAAGGAGTGGTTGAGCTATTCAACACTGAAGTCTGGAATCCTGGTTGAGCTGTTCCATATTTAAAGTCCATATAAAATACAAGACCTGAAGGAAGGTTCATAGGCTGTACAGATACGAAATCTTTAGCAGCGATTTCAGCGAATACGCGGCGAACCAATGGAAGAGCTACACCTGACCATTGCTCTGAGTTAGAAGCAGTACCGGTTGAGTTAGCCTCGGTTACTAATTGTTTGGCTTGGTTTTCAAGCATGATAGCCATACCATGCTGTTCGTACTCGTTAGATAATCCTTCTAAAAGACCGGTTTTGTTCCATTTAGAAACAAGGCCTTTAGTTTCGTCCATTTGACGACGGATTAACGAGTTACTTTCATTTAAGATAGTTTGTAGTGACATGTTCGTTAATTTAAAGTTTCACATTAATTTTTAATCAAACCTGCTAATTTCTGAAAACGTTCAGCTAAATCAGCTCCTTCAGAAATCACTTGCTTCGCAGGTTTGGTTGAAGCTACAGGCTTCGAAGCAAAAGATTCTTTTACTATTTTTCTTTTAGCAGCAGAAGGGCTTTTAAATGACTCAGCTAATGTTGAGTAAACAAGTTTTACTTCACGTAAATTGTATGCACGATCGAAGTTTTCAATAATTTTCATTTTCTGATTTTCATTCAATGAAAAATTACGGAACAATTTGTTGGAATACAAAAGTTTTGCATTTAACAAATTAACTTCATTGATCTTACCTTTAAGAAAACGAATAACATTGTAAGCTTCTTCAAGCTCTTCAGAAGAATGCTCTTCCTCAGAACCATGGTCGCCTTCCATCATTTCTTCATCTTCATCTTCTTCACGTAAAGCGCGAACGATTTCTTGAATGTCAATTTCTTCATCTTCTTCTTCATCCATCATGTCTTCTTCACCTTCAACAAATAAATCGTCGTCATTATCGGTATCAGCCTCTAAATCATCGACTCTATTGTCTCCAGATCCAATTTCAGATGAATCAAGCTCTTCAGCCATTTCTAGCTCTCGGATGATTTCATCTAAATCCAAGTCATCTTCTTCGTTCATTTCATTGTCATCGTCTGACATTTCTTCGCTATCGTCTGACATTTCTTCACTGTCATCTGACTCTTCTTCAGCTTCTGGTTCTGCTGGCTCTGGGGCTGGCATTTCATCTCCTTCAGGCATCATTTCTTCCATTTCTTCTTCCTCTTCCATCTCTTCCATTTCTTCAGAAAGTTTAGCGGAAATCATTGATTGCAATCTTGGAGTGAAAGCTTCTTCAAGAGCTAGCTTTGCATTAGCTAAAGCAGTTTCGCGTACAGCTTTGGCGTCGGCGATAGCTTCTTTTAATAAATCTTTCATAGTCCTCTTATTAAATTTTAATCGGAAATAAGAATATTCAAATTCTTAATAGTGGGTTAATTACTCTAGCACCTTGTATAGCGGATAAATTATCACAAGGTATTGTGCGTTCAAAAATAAATATGTGAAGATTTACAAAACCTTTGGTTTTTTGAAAAATTTTTCTTAAATTAATAAGTTTGTAGTAAAATACTTCAATCCGGCGGTACTCAAGAACCAGATACTCCTCGGTAACCAGGCGAGCTCACGGAAGCTAGCGCGGCGTTAACAGTGGATGCAAATGCCGCATCATTTTTCATCTTTTCGTCTAGCCAACTAGAGAATTTTTTTATTGCCGGTACAATTACATTTAATACTACTGTAGCAATTG